TGCTGGTCTACAAGGAACACTAGTAGCTGCTTCTGTAGCTTCAAGTGCTTTAGGTATTAAGACCGGAACATACTACGGTGCTAAAATGAATATCAGCAAGCACACTGATGTACCTCAATGGAAGAGTACTACAACAGGTCCTCGCCCAACTGGATCAGTATGGATTAAGACCACTGAGCCTAACCTAGGCGCACGTTGGAGAGTAAAGCGTTGGAATAGCTCTACAGAGGCTTGGGTAGCAGTAGATTCCCCAATTTACCTAAACGGTCATGATGCTATTTTTAATTTAGACAAAGCAGGCGGCGGAGCAAACTTATCAACAGGTGCTCTTTATGTACAAGCAAACTATACAGAAGATAGTGGCACAGACGCTACTCCTATGTTAGGTAATTTTAAAATTTTACGTAGAGCAGCAGCCGGAGAGTGTTCTATTGTTAGTAATAGAATTGTTGCCAATACATTTACAAATGCTACAAGTTATACATTTAGAATTGCCGAGAGTCTAGTTGGCTCCAATGTATTAGGCGATTATAACGAAGATGGCACATACAGTTATAAGACTGTAAGTTTCCAAGGTGCTGGCGCAGCTGACGAGAATGCTACACGAGTAGCTACCGCAGTTAACGCAGCAGGATTTACTAATATTGTAGCCAGTGTTGATAGTCAGAATCGTTTAGTAATTACTCATACAAGAGGCGGTGATTTCAGACTAACAGAAGGAACAAATACTCCGTTGGTAGACATGGGATTCGCAGCATATGACTTCGAACCTAGTAATACTACATTTGGTACAGGTACAGCTAATTTATCTGCTGCTCCAGCTGGAGATGTGCTACACAATTTTGTAGCCAGCTTATGGCATCCTTTAGTTTATGTTTCTAATGGCGATGCTCCAGGTAGTTTAACAGATGACGGACGTTTATGGTATAGCAGTGTTATTGATGAAATCGATATCATGATCCATGATGGTAGCGACTGGGTAGGATATCGCTCAGCTACTTCTCCTTATTATGCTAATGGAACAGATCCAAACGGCCCAATCGTAGGAGCCACAGCACCAGAAACACAAAGTGACGGTACTGCCTTAGCAACTGGCGATTTATGGATCAGCACAGACGACATCGAAAACTTCCCGCAAATCTATAGATTCAATAACGAATTAACTGCTCCTATAGCAAAACGTTGGGAACTATTAGACAAGTCAGATCAAAGCACAGAAGATGGCGTACTATTTGCTGATGCTCGCTACAACACCGCAGGCGCTAACAGTGATGAAGCAGGTACTATTTTAGATTTATTAACTAGTGATTATGTAGATCCAGACTGTCCAGATCCAGCATTATACCCAAGAGGTATGATGTTATGGAACTTACGTCGTAGCGGTTTCAATGTAAAACGTTTTGTTAGAAATTATGTTAACATTGCTGCTGACAATCCTAGATCCGGCGAAGCAATGGAATCATACTATCCACACCGTTGGGTAACTTCAAGTCCAAACCAAGGCGATGGTTCTGGTAGTTTTGGACGCAAAGCTCAACGTGCTATTGTAGTAAAAGAATTACAAGCCACAGTAAATGCTAACCAAGACATTAGAGATGACGAAAGTAGAATCTTTAACTTAATTGCTTGCCCAGGATATCCAGAGTTAATTGGTGAAATGGTATCGTTGAACTATGACAGAGGTCTAACAGCACTAGTTGTTGGTGATAGTCCAGCTAGATTAACACCTGATGCTACTTCATTGTTAGCATGGGGATCGAATCAAAGACTAGCATTTGAAGATAACGATCAAGGAGCAGTAAGCTTTGACGAATATCTCGCTATGTTCTATCCATGGGGCTTTACCAGCGACAACTTTGGTAACAACGTAGTTGTACCTCCAAGTCATATGATTTTACGTACAATTGCTTTAAATGACCAAGTTGCTTATCCTTGGTTCGCTCCAGCAGGTATTCGTAGAGGCGGAATTACTAATGCTACTGCGGTAGGCTATGTTGATAGTCAAGAAGGCGAATTTAGATCAGTTGCTCTAAACGTAGGACAGCGTGATACATTATATGAACAAAAAATTAACCCAATTACTTTCTTAACAGGAACAGGTTTAGTTAATTATGGACAGAAGACTCGTGCTAAAGGTGCTAGTGCTTTAGATCGTATCAATGTAGCTCGTTTAGTGATATATCTACGTAGTCAATTAAGCAAATTAGCTAAACCATATATCTTTGAACCTAATGATAAACTCACACGCGATGAAATTAAATTAGCAGCAGATAGTTTATTGTTAGAGTTAGTAGGTCAAAGAGCGTTATATGATTTCGTAGTTGTCTGTGACGAAAGTAACAACACTCCAAGTAGAATTGATCGTAACGAGTTATATCTTGACATCGCAATTGAACCAGTTAAAGCAGTTGAATTTATCTATATTCCACTACGCTTAAAGAACACTGGTGAAATAGCAGCGTTAGGTTAATAAAGGAAAAATAAAATGGCAATTACATCATTAAATAGATTTACAGTGCCGCTATCCGGCGGAGAAACACAAGGCACGTTGATGCCAAAACTAAAATATCGTTATAGAATATTTTTCGAAGGTTTTGGCGCCACTGGGTCTAACTCGGAATTAACCAAGCAAGTTCAAACTGCTTCTAGACCTAACGTTAGTTTTGCTCCGCAGACTATTGAAGTTTACAACAGTAAAATTAACTATGCTGGTAAGCACACATGGGCTCCTATTGCTGTCACACTACGTGATGACGTAACAGGCGAAGTGAGTAGACGTATTGGCGAACAGTTACAGAAACAATTTGACTTCTTAGAGCAAAGTTCTGCTGCTAGTTCTAGTGATTACAAATTCACAATGAGTATTGAGATGTTAGATGGCGGTAACGGAACTGCTGTAAGACGTTTAGAGCGTTGGGAATGTTATGGATGCTTTATTGTAAGTGCTAACTATCAGACATTAAGTTATTCTGAAGCAGCACCGCAAACAATTGATTTAAGTATTCAAGCTGACAACTGTATCCTAGTACCAGCAGGAGACGGAAGTCCGATCTTTGCTGTAGCAGGACGAGCTTTAGGTACATTAGCTTAATAAAAAAGCAGCGGAAACGCTGCTTTTTTTATAGGTTTTTATAAACTACGCAGTTTATTCGATAAGATAAATATTTTTATGTCATCAAAACACTTTGGTCAATTTGTCAGTGGGTTAACTAATCCTAAAGGAATCATGGGGGATTTCCGCCATGCTGCTCGATTATTCACTGACGATAATTTAAGACTAGCTCCTAAACAAAAATTTCAGTTTCATTGTGTTTTTAGTATTAATAATAATGCTTTAAAAACTATAAACTTATCGGAAAGACACAAGAACGAAATTAACATGCTGGTAAAATCAGCAGAGTTACCTAAATTTAGTATTACTACTGAAACAGTAAATCAGTATAATAGAAAAAAAGTCGTACAAACAAAATTAGATTATCAGCCTGTTTCTATTAAGTTTCATGATGATAACTTAGGAGTAGTAAGAACCCTGTGGGAAAACTACTATGCTTACTATTACGCTGACAGTATAAGTGCTAAATTTCCTGGAGCTTATAATAGAACAGCTATGCTGAATTCCAGTCAAATTAGAACACCATTTGGTCTTGATAATAATAGTGCGTACCCTTTCTTCAATAAGGTAACCATTTATCAAATGGCTAGAAAATTCTGGAATAGTTATACGTTAGTAAATCCGATTATCACTAGTTGGAATCATGACAGTCTAGACTACAGTGGCACTGGTCCTAGCGAACAGAGCATGAGTCTTGCCTATGAATCAGTTTATTATGAAAACGGACAAGTAAGACAAAACGATCCTCCAGGATTTGGATTTGAACATTATGATACAGTACCAAGTCCACTTACACTAGCCGGTGGCGGCACGAGATCACTGTTTGGTCAAGCAGGTGTTCTAGCCGGTGCTGATGCTGTGTTTGGGAATGTGTCAAGAATGTTGACCAATCCTCAAGAGTTAACCTTAGGTAATATTTTAAGCACTGCTGTTCTAGCTACGAATACCTATAACAACGCAGGTAAATTAAGTAACAGAGGTGTAACAGCTGAAATCACTGGCATCGCTACTGGTGCGCTAGGAAGAGTAGCTAATCAAGGCGTTAGTGGTGTTAAAGGTACCAGTTTCCCTATATCAGATCCTCTTGGCGGGTCTACTCCAGCATCAGGTCGTAACTTAACAGGAAGATAATATGAATGTAAATGGCAATCTGCCTCCTTCTGAATCCACAGACAGCGCAGAAGAAGTAAGAAATTTCTTTGATAAATTTTTCGCACATGAAATAACATTCCCCGCAGCACAGATAGATGCTGTAGTTGGATTCTTTTTAAAAAGAGGATTCCAAGATCAAGCAGCTAAAAGCACTGCTATCATTATACTTACTCAGTGTAGAATAGACAATATTAATCCGTTCGTAGTTGTAGATAGTTTAAAAAAATTAGACGAAACACAACTAGGAGAAGTTGTAACCCAGATAATGAACTTATATAGAGAAAAGACATCAGCACTAGGGTATAAAACTCAAGTAGTTGACGAAACTTTTGAAAGTCGTAATATTGCACAATGAGTAAATTTGCTACAGGCAAGTTCGCAATTAAAAATCCAGACAAGTATGTAGGAAATCATCAACCCACATACAGAAGTAGTTGGGAGTGGAAATTTATGAACTTCTGTGATCAAGATCCCAGGATCTTGAAATGGGCCAGCGAAGCAATAAAAATTCCCTACAAAGATCCTTTCACTGGACGTAACACTGTGTATGTTCCAGATTTTTTTATACAGTATGCCGACAAAAACGGTATTATGAATGTAGACCTTATTGAAGTAAAGCCTCAGAGCCAAACACTGATTGAACGAGCAGGTAAAAATAGAAATAATCAGCTACAGTGGGCTAAAAATCAAGTAAAATGGAGAGCAGCGCAGAATTGGTGTAGTAGACAAGGTATTAAATTCAGAGTCCTAACTGAGAATGATTTATTTGTTAATGGTAGGTTAGGATAAGTAAAAGTATGAAAAAATTAGAAGAAATTTTAAATTTACCCGAAAGCAAAAAGATCATTAAAAAAGAAGAGCAGGAAAAGGCTGTTGAAGCAGCGGCACCTTTACTTAGAGACATTAGCGAGTTCGATAAAATAGCGCAAGCGTTACCACAAGTTAAAGGTTTGGGCGATGCTAGCGATGAAGAATTTGACGCATTAGCACAAAGAGCTACAGATGCCTTTGATGATTTGATGGACCTAGGTATGAACGTAGAAGCAAGGTACTCGGGCAGAGTTTTTGAAGTAGCAGGCACAATGCTTAAAAATGCTATTGACGCTAAAGCAGCAAAAATCGATAAGAAGCTCAAAATGGTAGAACTTCAGCTTAAAAAACAGAAACTTGACCAAGATACTAAAACAGACACCGATATGGATGTCACAGGATCTGGAGTTATTATATCAGATCGTAACAGCCTAATCGAAAAACTTAAGAATATGAAATAAATATAATATCGGGATTCACTATGAAATCATTTAAAGAATACTTAACAGAAAATATAGAAGAGAAAAAATACTCTTTTAAAATTAAAGTGGCGGGTGAATTACCTGAACACTTCGAGGACGCTGCTAAAGCAGCACTTCAAAAATATCAGGTAGCTTCTTTTAACAAAGGAAAAACTACACCTATACAAGCTAAACTAGTGGATTTTCCTACCTTAGAAAATCTTCAAGTAACTGTGTTTGATATAGACTTAGATTACCCTACTACAAGTACAGTACTAACATCATATATGGCAGAACACACAGGTGTTGATCCTTGCTGTATACGTGTACGTAGTTTAAAAGAAGAAGAAGAAGCAGAACTAAATGCTCAAAATTTAATAGATTCTGATAAAGAAGCGTTATTAACACAAGAATATACTAAAGAAAATAATCAGAATTTAGTAGGCGACAAGCACGTAGCTAGTTTCCTTAAAGAACTGTCAAAAGCTAGTAAAGAACATCAACCCAGTCAGTACAAAGGTGTAAATGAAAAGATCTTGGCTAAATCAGCACCTAAAGAAAAATCATCAGCTTCTGAAAAAGTTGGTCCTGCTAAAAGTGTATTAAAAGGCTTAACAGGTAATCCAAATCCAAGAAAAGGAAAATAAAATGAATTTTAAAGAATTAATGGCACGTATGGCCGAACTAGATAAACCTGTTCAAGAATCAGATAAAGCATCTAACGATTATGATGGTGATGGTGAAGTAGAATCTGGTAAAGATGAATACATGGGTTCTCGTGATAAAGCAATTAAGAAGGCTATGGGCAAAGAAGACGACGAAGCCAAGGAAAGTATAGATCAACTAGCCATGGAAGTACAACAAGAAGTTGATGAATGCGGCA